TGCCGTCGTCCCACCAGCCGTCATGGCGGTCGGGATCGGGTAGCGCAACGCCCCATTCACGCGCGTACCAATCCCTACATAGCGCCCAACAGTCCAGAACGCCATGGACGAATCGGCGACCGAGCAAAGGTGGCTCATATCCGCTCGGCTCGTGGATGGCGTCGCCGGCAACATAGGGGCCATCCGGCCCCGGCATCACCGAAACGATGTACCAAGGAAGTCCGGAGTGTTCGCAGGCGACCCTATCGCCCTCGCTGGGCCTTGCGTGCACGTCGGGGTGCGAGTGCACGATATGCGTGATCTCGCCGCGGTCTTCTACGGCGGCATAGTCGCGCGCAGACAGCCTGAAATGCTCGCTGGGCGTCGCGGCCAGGTTGGCGCATGGGACGTACTACGGCCTGCCTTGGATGACCGCCACAAGGCCGCACGCCTCGTTCGGATAGCATTCCATGGCATGGGCGTGGATGGCAGCGAGGGTCTCAGGGTTCATGGTCATTGGTTCAGGATGCCTGCCGCTGGGAATGATCCATACGGCAATGGGTTGTTGGCTCCAAATCTCGCCTTGCAGCTGGACAGCCTGCCTCCACATACATCCTTGGCGGGATCGCTGACCGCATTGTCGTTGATGTCGAAGTAAGCCGAGCCGCTGTATCCGCAGTATGGCCCCTTGTATCCGCCGCGCGAGAGCCAGGTGCAGCCGTTTGCCACGATCTGCCGTCCTGGAAGCTGCACGCCGTTGAAGTTGAGGGCACTCGATAACTCCCAGGTCACGGATGTTGATGTCTCGGACGACTTACGCTCCAGGAACCACTGATCGTTCGGGATCTCCTGGTCGGGGTCGGCATTCGCGTTTCCATTCGGAAAGTTGACGGCATCGAGGTACTTGCCAAGCGTCCGATGCCTAATCAGCTTTCCGCCAACCAGATCCTGGTATTGCAGGCACAGGGCCGTCATCGAACCGTCGATGTTGGCCGCCGTGAATGTCGGCGTGGGTGGCTGGTCAGTTGTGTACTGGATTCCCTAGACCTCGATGGGCCACGGCTTGTACTCAATGCCTTGCCAGGTGATTGAGCCGATCTATGTATATCCGTGGAAATACAGTTTCTCGCCAACGATGGACGATAGGTCCATTTCGTATAGCTCGATGATCCTGCCCGGCTCAAGGGACTGAAGGTCGCTGTAGATCATGCGAAAACCTCTTGGAACGTGGCGGCTAGCGTATAAGCATCCCCGCCATTCGGCGTGAGCGTGTAGGACGCACACCGATATAATCCTTGCGAGCGCAACGGCGGCGTCCAGTAGAACGATGTTGCGCCAGCATGGGAATCAAGGAAGTTGGCGATCTGGGTAATTGTGTCGCCCTTTCCCACGAAGGTAAGAGGCCAGCTCCACACCGCATTGTTCAGTCCGTCAGCGACGGCCTATGAATAGCCGTCGCCGAACTAGGCGGTTCGCACTGTGTAGGTCATGGTGCCGGCCGGATTGCCGGTGGGCTTCCAGGTAAATGTGTCCGTCATGGTCAAAGCCTTCCAGACTTGCTTGCGTTGTAGATGATGCCGCCCGGCTGTATGGCCTGACTGATCTACTGCTTCGCCGCGGCAGCAATCTGTTGAGACAGAGCCGCATAGGCGTTGCTCTGATCAGAACTCGACACCGAAGTGCTCGCACTGCCGCTTGCATCGACGTTCGTTGTAACGTTGACGATAACGCCTCCCGAGGTGCCGCTCGATGCCACTCCCAGCTTGCCATCGGCGCCTCGCCGCAAGGGCAGAATCGCCTCGGGACCGGCCTCGCCCATGACGTTGCCGCCGGAGGCGAACGCGGTGATATGAGTGCCGGAGAACATGGTCGGACTAGATACAATGCTGCCGCTGTATTTGCTGATGTCGCCGCCGGAAAAAACATTTCCCTTCGCGCTGAAGCTGCCCGCGAGAGATGACCAGATATCGCTAGACGATCCAATGTTGAAGGCGCTTAGGATAGCCTTGACGCCCTGCTCTTCAGCAAGCTTCAGGCCGATCCTCTCGATATCCTCCAGTACCGATGTTGCGAAGCTGTGGAAGCTTAGCTTTCCGGTATTGAGCGCCGTGACAAGATCATCGGTGAATGTGCTGAATGCATCGCTTACCGTGTTAGCTACGCCCTTAGCCACGTTATCTGCGTCGCTCTGGAAGTCCTGCCAACCCTACTTGGCCCCATTCTTCCAGTCCCCCTCGGCATCCAGCATTTTCTAGTTGCCGTCCTTGATCTGTTGGATACGCTTCGTGTTGTAATCGTTCAGCTCGGAGAGCTACTGGTTATAGGTATCCTGGGTCATGCCCTTCGATTTGTCGGCATAATCACTATTGAGCTTCGTTAGCTGCTTGTCATAATCCTCCTGCGCCTGGATCAACTAACGCTGCATCTCGTACTGCTGTTGCCCCATGCCTACAGACATAACCTGTAGATCAATGGCGGCCTAGTCAGTCTTAAGCTTCTCGTTGAGGGCGTCACGATATTGGTTAACCGCAACTGTATTCTGCGACCACTGCTTGAGCTGCTCCTGATACTGCTTTACATCATCCTTGATGCTCGCGGATAGATCCTTGTTGGCTGATACAAGATCAATCGTATCGTCCCTCATGGGCTTTACCGACGAAGCGCCACCAATTTGCTTCTATGCCTGGGTGATAAGGTAATCGTAGCCATTTCCACTATACTGCCCGGCTGATGTTCGTGTAACTCCGGACGGAAGTGTGCCGAATGTCTTGTATTGGGTCTCAAGATCATCGTTGACCTTCTTCACGGCCTAGGCCCTTTCGGCTGCCTTGTCGTAGCCTTTGGCGAGATTCTCCAAAGACTGTTCGGCCCTGATGCCGTCCTGAACCTACGTCAGGTATGCGCTATGCACCTGATCGGCTAGATCGATACTCGATTGCTACACCGAAAGCTATTCGCGCTGCAATTTCAGCGCCTGGATTTGCGCCTAATTGTCGGCCGCCGATGCAGATATGGATGATGTGCCGGTTAGCGCGCCAAGAGGGCCAGCAGAAGAAGTGCTGGTAGAACCATTCTAAAGGACTGCAATTTGGGAATCGATATCCTTGATCTAATCGGCGATTGACTTCTGGCGCCCAATGCCAAGCATGGCATCCCAAGTCGCACTTGCACTGGCCTTGAGTTCATCCCAGCCCTTCTGCAATAGGCCCATATCCTCAACCATAGACTCCCGCCGCTTGGAGAAGGACTCAGCCAAGGCGTCTTGCGCGATGGACGCGGCCTTTTCCGTATCGCCCTGCTTCTGCGCCGCCTCGATCTGCTCGTATACCGATGCGGTGAGGTAGTGATACTGGTCGTTGAGGGATGTAGCGGCCTTCACCGGGTCATCGCCGAGCTTGGTGAAGGTCTCGACGGCATCCTGGATGCTCGATCCAGTCACCTGCGCGAAGTCGGAGACACCTTGCGCGACCGTGGCGAATTGATCGCCCGCGACCTTGCCCGTAGATGCAAGCGCCTGGACGATATCGTGCGCGTCGCCGAAGGAGCCCGAGACGTTGCCTATAGAGGTTGCCAAGTCGTTGAGCTGGCCCACGCTCTTGCCGGCGTAGTCGTTCGTGGCGAGCAATGCGGCGTTTAGCTTGCTGTCCTGGGCCTACCCTTGCTCGGCAGCGACAGCGAATGATCCAAGCGCGGCCACAATGCCCGTCACCGCGAGTCCCACAGGCGAGAATGCGGCGGCCAAGAGTCCGCTGCGGTTCGCCAGCGTCACCAGCGACTGTTCCATGCTTGTGAAGTTGCCGCGCAGCCCTTCACTGAAGATGACGCCAAGCTCACGCTATGCGGCGGACGAGTTCAACGTGAACTTCTCGATGGCCTCGCCAGCGTTTCCTATCGCCGAGCGCAGCCCATCGATGCGTGACTGATATACCTTGAAGTCGTCGGATGCGAGAAAACCCTTGGCGTTGAAGCCGGCAAGCTTCTGTTCCATGTTGTCGAGCTTAGCGAGCGCCGCGACCGTGGGATCAATCTGGCCTAAGAGCTTCTGAAGTTCGTCTCGCTGCTGACGAATGGAGGTCGAATATTTGGCCGCGGTCTCGGAGTTCTGCTTCCACTTCGGATCAACCTTGCCGGCAGCCGTGGCTGCATCGCCAGCAGCCTTGTTCATTTTGTTGAGGTCGTCCGTGGCCTACTTCACGCCATCCGTAGTGACCTTGATGCCAAGCTCGGCAAGACTAGCCATACTCAATCCCTCTTCATTTCATCGAGCGCCGCGCGCTCCATAAGGCGGATGCCTTCGAACACCTCGGATTGACGCTTCTTGGGAATCCCAACGAACTTCATAATCGCCGGCAATGCCGCATAATCCAATCCAGTAGCCCCGCCCATGCCGACGCGCCACTGCGTTGACGCTGCGATGAATACGTTCACGGTATCGACGTTATCGGGCCACACTTCGATCTCTGACTCACCAAGATCGGCAGCAGTCAGGCCAAGCGCCCGCAGTTCTTCTGCGGACGCCGGCTTCTCATAGATCGCATGCGCGGCCTGGATCAGTTTCCCTTCTTGGCTGCTGCCAACTCCGTGTAGTACGTCGAAACGATGGACCGTGCCGCGCCGAGATAGTTGTCCAGCAGCAGCTGGATATTTTCATCATTGAAGGGTTCGTCCAGTTCCCACCCCACACACGCAAGCTTGACGATGTCGCGGTCCTCAAGATCCTTGATCGTGTCCGAAAAGGACTTAAGGCCGGATCGGTCACGATGCCTGAATTCGAACTAGACCTTGGTGGGAAGCTCGCCGGGTACGTGGATCTCGACGGGGGCCTTGAATGTAGGGTTGGGTTGCAACTTGATCTTAGCCATGGATCACCTATTACGAGCCCTGACCAGCAGGAGCGGTATATCGGGCGGGATCGGCCTGGAGCGACAACGTGACCGAAATCGTATTGATCGCATTGATCGCCAGGGTCGGGTTGGGGTTCAGCGAGACGAGAACGTTGTAATAAATCTCGGCGCCATTGGGCAGCACGATGCGCACCGCACGGGGCTGCTGGTCATCGGAAGCAGCCTTGAGCACAGCGTACTGCGGCAGGCTGATGTCGTCGGCGATGGTCAGCGCTATGGAGGTGGCCGACTGCACAGATGGCAGCTGGATTTCGCGCCGGGCCTCAATGGGCTGATAGCTGACGAACTGCTGATCGCCGCCAGAAGTGGAGAAAGCAGTCGTCTGGCTGATCTCCTGCCATGCAGTGATCGCACGCGCCGAGCCGGCCGAGCTGCCCACGGGATATCGTTGCGTGCTGGATGTGTCGATACCCTCAAGGTCAAACGAGGCACCAGACACGCCGGAGG